AAGTATTTCTATATAAAAGCTCATAAACGCCGGGTCGGTATTTGCCTGATCTATATAGAACAGATGACCTGTAGGTCATTATTTACTCTTCTTTCGCTGCTTCAATCATTTCAACAGCCATTATTCGATCTCATCCCATGCTTGTGTCTCTTCGTTCCATTCATACTCTGTTGAATTATCAATTTCTTCAGGAGCGATCCCTTCCCAAGGATGTGGAACAGGGGCATACCATCCAGCCATCTTTGTTCCATTACTAATCCATGTCCAAGATGGATGAGGACTGTCAGGTTTAACGAAAGATAAAGAATCTTCATCCCAGCTATGACCTGCAAGCCATTCACCTGCTGATTCTGGGTGTCTCCAATAACCGTCATCATCTAAAGTCCACGAAGGATAAGGTTGCGGTTCAACTTGAAAAAGGTCACGATCAGGTAAATAAACTGATCCTTCACCTGCATACCGACCTCTTATCTTCCCATTGTAAGAAGTTTGAATCCAAGTACCTGAATCTGGGTAATGATCGTTAAGGAAATCAATCCCTAACTGTTCGTTTTCTACACCATCAATAGTCATGTCATTATTGTCAATGACAAGAATTTGTACTACTACATTGTTTTCGTCTAGTTCAGCGAAGTGAGCCATTTAACCCTCCGTTACCCAACGAAGTACAACAACGCCTGACCCACCGTTACCTCCTAATCGTGACGACACGTTTCCATCAGGGTATCTTCCACCGCCACCGCCACCAGAATTAGCGACTCCAGCACCGGGAGCCGACGCCGCTCCAGAATACGAACTTCCAGCACCTCCACGACCAGTACCACCCGCAGTACAACCAGTGGAATCAAGTTCATACTCGCCGCCATTTGAATCAAGTCGATACAAAAGCCCGCCAAAACCGGGATATGAATTACCTTGAGCCTGAGGCGCTCCACCGCCTCCACCGAAAGCAGTAGTCCCACCTGTGTAAGGGTCAGTAATCGTAGCGCCAGTCATGTAATTGTTGGTTTGCCCAGCAGAACCTTTCCTTTTTACAGTCCAAGACTGCGCTGTTTGAGTAGTACCAGTTCCACCACCAGACGCTCCCGAAAGAGTGGCACCACCACCGCCACCGCCGGCACCCTGATTATTTATTGTTGGATAACCCCAATCCACGAAACCCGTAGCACCATTAACTCCCTCTACAGGAGAGTAACTGCCTTGGTTACCTGCGCCACCTGCGGCTCCTTGATGACTTCTGGAAGTTCCACCGCCTCCACCAGCACCACCAGTCGCACCAACTTGGTATCCATAAGAAGGGTAACCTATTCCCGGGTTACGGTTACCGCCCCCACCTCCACCTGTCGTTGTATTGCTTGAAAAGGTAGTGTTACCTCCCGAACCAGATGTAGTTACATTCCAAGCGGCAGTACCGCCTGCTCCGATAGTAACTGTGTGAGCCGCAATGCTTAAAGTTTGGCTAGTGAACACACGAACACCACCGCCACCTCCTCCGCCACCCATACAGTCGTCAGTAGTTCCTCCAGCACCTCCACCTGCGACAATCATATAATCGAAAGTAAGACTGTTCGGATTAGTCAAAATAGTAAACGAGCCTGAACCTGTCCATGTCAAAGACGAATAAGTGGTGTGAGTACGAAGAACAGGTGACCCACTAGTCGAGTAGGTCATAAGAGCTGACGCACCTGATTCTTGTATCGACCCTATAATAAGTGGATTAAAAGTCATTTTAAGCCCCCTTTATTAAGCTAGCTTACCAATAAGTGTCCAAGCATCAGTAGCAGTTTTAATCAAACATGCAGAAGCGTACTGCCCGTCGATCTCTTTCGAAGAATCAACAGACGTTATCGTCACACCCGACCCTTGAGCCAAAGTGCAGTTAGCTGAACCAATGTTCTGAACAATGATCTGAGTACCTATTGCGTAAGCCACTGAAGAATTTGGTGGCACTGTGAATGTTTGTGCGGAACCGTTAGAAGAAGTAACGAGTTTTCCAGCGTCGCCGATTACGAAAGTGTACGTGGTGCCTGTCTGGTTATTAAAAGCTATAGGAGCTACTACACTCCCGCCGACAATACCACCTGTCACAGTAAGATCGTCAGCCATAGTGACATTACCGTCAGCTACCGCCAACGCTGTTTGGGCATTAGTTCCTGTTATTGTCAGAGATTCCGCTGAGGAATCCCAGACGAGAGCGTCACCCGCTGTGTCTGAGTGGAAAGTTACGTCCCCACCATTACCATCGCTACCAATAGTTAAACCTGTTAAAGCCCCAACAGAAGTGATAGCGCTTTGTGCAGCACCTGTAACAGTCGCCGCTGTACCAGAAGCATTACCTGTGACATTACCTGTCAAAGCACCAGCGAAAGCAGTAGCGGTTAATGTTCCAGTGCCAGCGTTGTAAGTTACACCTCCATCGGTCTTAGCCCCTAGTGAACCTGTAGCTGATTCAAAGAGAGCCACACTGCATGAGGTGTCAGTGGTATCAGCAACAGTGACTGTAGTACTGTTTGTAGCTGTGGCAGAGTTGCCTGTACAGGAACCAGCCGAACCTGAAGCATTACCAGTAACATTACCAGTAAGCGGTCCAGCGAACCCTGTCGCTGTTAAAACCCCAGTGCCAGCATTGTATGTGGCACCACCATCAGTCTTAGGAGCAAGATCACCAGTAGCATCTTCAAACAAAGCTACTGAACACGTAGTGTCAGTAGTGTCAGCTACCGTAATTACTGTAGGAGTACTAGAAGGGGCAGCAGCCCATTCAGTGTCCCCATCTGCTTGCTTTACAAGTACATGGTTAGTCGAAGCAGTGGCAGCCGTTGTAGCTCCGACACCAAGTTTCGTTTCCAACGCAATAATAGCGCCAGAAGCATTTGTATGAACTTCGTCATGCAAAAAACCGGCATCATCCATTTCTGTAGATGCTGTCGGTGACGGCTGTTGAGTAGAGGTGTCAAGAGATGAAGGATAATTAGTAGCCATATTAGGACACCGTTATTGTTACTGTTAGTGTCCAACTTGATCCTGAAGCCTTTGTTCCTAAAGAAGCTACCTTTCTATTCAGGTTCGTTGAACTATTGGAATTGCCATTAGCAATAGACCATTCATTCCAAGCGAAGTTACCATCGCTTGATCCCCAAATTGAACGCCAAGTCACTGTCTGACCAGAGCGAGAAGGGTACGAGGATTCCATAGCCTTATACGATTTATTAGAAGAAGCCTGCAAACCTGTTTGTGCGGCGGCTGGGGAGGCACTACTGTCTCCCACACCTATATAACTATTTCCATTATTGAAAGCGGTTCCACCTGCTCCGATTAAGAGATCTAAGAGAAGGTTAATGCCCTCATTTAGAAGAAGGTTATCTTCAAGAGAGGTAACATCATCTGCAGGTTTACCTGCAAGAAAGTCCTCTTCCTTCTCCCATTTATCTACTGTCGCAAGAACATTCCATGTCTTGCTGTTTAATGTGTCTGATGACATATAAACCTTTCCTATATCCACCCATCAGCTTGGGACACCCGACCTAAGTCGGATGCCCCTAGCCTATGGTGGACCGCCTAAGCGGTAGTTGAATCAGTTACCTGATTATGGGTGGTGCGGACTTTGATAGTCACACCCACGTTGCCAGAACCTGTGTGGTCCATAACTGCCCTCATGTACGGCTTGTACACATGGGCTGCCATACGGCGTGTTGTGTCATCATCAGAAGCTCCAACAGTATCGAAACGTCCGTAAGAAACTGTGTTAGTTCCACTTCCGTCATCAGCACCTTGAATCTCAACATCGAATCCTGTTACAGATCCTCCGATGGTTCCAAGAGCCATTTCAACTTGAACGTCACAAGGACGATCAACCTGAACCCATGATCCTGTTGTATCTGAAGTCACATTGCCTGTGGCTTGTAATGTAGGTGCATTGGCATCATTTATTATGGTGCCGGGTCCTACTGTTCTTGTTGCTTGTGCCATTATTATCAGCCTCCTTAAGCGTTTACGCCAGCTAGACGACAAACTGAGAAACTGTTAGCCACAACGATGCCGGGGTAGACTTCAACACGACCAAGGTGACCGGGAGCCGCCTCTGTTTCGCCGAAATCTACGACATCGAATGATCCGCCAAGACCAAGAATACCGTAGACGTTTTCATCTGTTCCAAAAGCCATTGCATAAATGGAAGATGATGCGTTTTGATTTCCTTGAGTCTCGTCATGACCAAGAATGGCTGTGCCACTCGAGTCATCGCCAACAATACGGATAGGAACACCGTTGTAGATATTAACTTGTCTACCGAACGAGTCTGTTCCTACGTCAATAAGGCTCACACCTGAGTAGGTGCTACGAGCCAAGCTGTTGATCTTGCGTCTATTGACACGGTTCATCAACAAAACATCAGGACTTGATTGCGAACGCAACGAGTCGAATGTTTGATCGAGCATGTCCAATGTCAGCGTAGCACCGTTAGTGCCTGCTGATATTGTCTGCCCTAGACCCTCTGAAATGAGGGAGTTGATACCCTTGAAATCCTTTGCAGTTCCTGTGCCGTCAAAGAAATACTTGTCGAATACTCGTGACATCGCTTTAGCGAATTTTGAGTACTGACGAGCTTTAGCTGATATTTGGTCAGCCTGAACTCGGACAATGTAATTATCTATGAATACCTCGCCACCAAGAATTGAGCAACCGAAGAAACGCTCGGTGTCAGTTCCATGTGAACGAGTGTAAGATTCATTGACATCACGGAAAGCAGGGGTTGGAAGGGTATCCTCAACGCTTACCTTGAGGGCGTTGCCAGTAATGCTCGTAAATGGGAGCATTTCAAGGATCGGTGACTCTTGGATTAGTGTTGAAACAACACCACGACCAAGAGTGGTCGAACCATATTTGGCTGCCTCAAGAAGCGAAAGGCTTCCTGTAGCCATTTTTTTCTCCTTAGTAGGTAGTCAGTAGTAGGTTTACTGCTTGCCTCTGAGGGCTGCATCAATAGCATCTAAGCCCATTAAATCTGTCGTATCATTCACTGGGGTGGCATTGCCACCTATCGCAGAGACTGTACGAGTTCTCTGATGTGCCGCTACGTCTTGTTTAGCAGGAGTTTGTGTGGGAGTAAGGAAGTCATTGACTGCCTTATCCAACTCATCTCCTACATACCCTTTTCTAGCAAGCATGTCCTTAGCAAGATCGACCTGTTGGTTTGTCCGTTCCTCTTGGATCAGACTTGCCTTTTCAGTCATTTCACTAAGGTTGACATCTAGTAGATCATCGACTTTAACTAAGCTGTATCCATTCTCTGCAATCACCTCTTGGGCTTTCAGGTTGGATAATTCAGTAGTTAATTGCCTATTTTCACTAATTGTCTCCTCCAGCTTTCGCCGAAGGGTTGATCCTGTCTCTTCGGTGACTTCATCGTCATCGTAATCATCCATGATCTTCTCCTACGCTCGGTGTTACCTACGCTCAATGATTCCGAGGTAAATCATCGAGGAATGGTTCACTACCTCTCCCAAAAAGTGTTTACTAATACGAGAGAGAACGACCTGTTTGTGTAAATCTTGTGCCTTCTTGACCCATTTGGAACCCACCAGCACGTTGTCCAAGCGCTCTTTCTGCCTGTTGAGCGTAATGAATCTCTTTACCTTTGCCTAAAAGTTCCTGATCTAAAAGCTCTCTGCCAAAATCTGCACCACGATTAACCCTGTTCAACATTCCACTCAAAGCAGAACCTTTTTCACCTAGTCTGGAATATGCAGTAGTCAATTTTGCTGAGTCAATACCAGCTTGACGGAACTCTTCTAAACGTGCCTTGTCAGGAATAGCAAAGCCAGCTTGTGTAGCTGCTGATCCCATGACTGCATACTCAAAAGCTCTAGTTAATTCTGGCAACTGCATAGTTCTGGTATCTGCTGCTGAACCTCCACCAGTGAATATAGAAGCCATGAGTCGCTGTCCAAACTCTGGATCTAATTGCAATACACGAGACACGGCAGTTCCTGTCATATCTCCTCTTGCCTGCATTCTTTCCAGAGTCTCTACAACAGCATTTGTAGAGACTTGACGAGCCCTGTCAATATAGGTTGCATAATCCAAAGGTTGCGAAGCAACATTTTGATCGTAATTATTCACCAGTTCATTCCTGAACTGTGGAGAAACTGTAGCTTGAAACAAATCATCTACTGAAACTTCCATCCCTGCATAAACAAAGAAAGCGTCCCGAAGATCTCTAGAGCCTTCTTCAAGAGCCCTGTAATAATCAAACCTTGAGGCTAGTTCATTAGATTCAATACCAGCATCAAAGAAAGCCACATAATCCATAGGGGAGTCAGTAGCAGGATCGTAAGCACCATAATCTATAAGAACATTTCTTAGATTACGGCGAGCAGATATATATTGACCTTCATTGTCAAAACGTCTTATACCACCAGATCCAGCCATGCCGGGGAACTGTTGTTTGTAAACTTCAGAAGCTCGTAACTCAGCTACGATTTGTTCTGCAGTAGCGTTCTCGATAGCTAAATCTTTTATCATATCCAAGAAGCCAAACTCTGAAGCCCAAGGAAAATCTGCTGCTATCTTAGCTACTAAACCTTCGGCAACTTGATTAGCTGGGTTCTGATTGTAAACCCCACCTTGATCGTTAGGGTTACTAAGTGAAGGATCAAATCCTCCTGTCTGTACAGTTTCATCACTTGGTGGTATAAATGGGTCTGTTGTTGAACCTTGACCCCACACCCTTTCACTAGAGTGAAACAACTCCCAAGCCGAGAATTTATTCTTACCTTCTGCCAAAGTAGGATTTTGAGATAACCAAACCTGAAAACGATTCTGTTGTGCCTGTAATTCCGCTGTCCCCACAGGGTCCCATTTAGCCATAGCTTCAGGAGCCATACCACTCATAGGTACAACAAACTCAGGATCAGCTAAAGGATCTCCAGCACGAACAACCTTCCCTGTCGAATCACGAGTCGCATACTGGACATCAGGGTTTTCTTCAACAAACTGTTTCTTCTCTGCTGGGGAAAGGTTAGCCCACCAGCCCTGTGTAAAACTCATTTTATATAAATCCCATCTTCTGTCCTACAAGACTGAAATTCCTGTAGTAGGTGTCTCTAGCATTTTTAGTACCTTCCCAACGAGAATCCTGTCTCAAATTCTTCTTGAACTCAAACAAGTTAGGAGCTTCAGCACCAGTTAAGTACTCCTGTAAAGTCGGATCTCTGAAATCAGGTTTATACGTTTCAAGAACGTCCTGAAATGCAGTCTGATAAGGACTAGCCCAAGTATTCCAATCAACATCAAGAGGTTTATTCGGATACAAAGCCTGAGATTCCAGCTTGAACTGCTCCTCTAATTCATCTAGGGAAATTTCATTCATGTACATTCTTGTACCCCAACTTGATAAATCTTGTGCAGAACTTTCTAGACCATACCGTTCTCTTAAACTGTCAACCTGACCTGACATGCCAGCTTCGAGAACCCCACGCTCACCTGCTTTTCTTTTTTCATTCTCCAATGTCCTGTTATAGGGACTATTGGCAATCTCTAAAGCGGTAGGCTGTATCCATTCAAGAATGGCAGACCCTTCACCAACAGCACCAGAAGCAATCCTTTCAGCCCAAGAAGCCAACTCAGGATTCCCATTGGTGAGTTCTTCAACAGTGACAGTCAAGTCATCATCTGTGCTTAGAGCAGTCCAGTCAAGTTGCTGACCTGTGTACTGATTCTGTAATTGCATCAACCTTTGAGCCTGAGACAAAATGGAGTTATTCCTATCAGCCTCACTGAAGGTAGGATCATTCCACTGTGCCTGTCGTGCAGTTTGTTGCTGGTAATAATCCGTCATTACCATATTCATTTCAAAAGAACTGAAATCAAAGTTATTGTCATCGTCTAGGAAGCCCTGACCAGACCATGCCTGATTGTAGATTTCCATAACTTTAGGATCTTGGACTGCGAGTGTTCCTGCCAAGCCAGACATCATTATGTCATAGGCATACTGCAATGCGAAGGTGCCAGCCTCTGCAGGAGTTTTCTCACCTACTGCAAGGACGACATCACCAGCCATAAATTCAGTGAACTCATCTCTAGTCATAGCATCAGCAGAGTTTGTACCTATTCCTCTTCCAGTCTTAACGACTATCTGTTGAATAGCTCCACCATTATCAACTTCAAAAATGATGTAATTTGTACCAGAGTTTAGGGGTTTTAGGGTTCCTGCTCTACCTGCGATATGGGCAGGTGCAGGGTCTCTAACCCAGACGTTCCTCTCTGATAGTATTTGACCTATCACAACAACCTCCTCATAGCCTCATTCAATTTCGTCCTATTCTCTTGCACCTTTGGTGCATTAGTCTTGTAAGCCTCTTCTCTAACAACATCAAGATCTCCAGCTTTCATTCCAGCCATAGCTATTTCAGGATTCATCAAGGCGTAATTAGACCCAAGAACATTGCTTGCATAGTTATGGTACGTTGAGGCATATTCCTCTTCAGTTAAATGACTAGGCATATTCCCGAACGTACCCTTGTATAAATCTGTGTCCTGTAAAAAAGACCTAGCAGAAAGACTGGATGTAGGTGCTTTTTCCAACAACGAGCCTGACTGTTTTTTCAAAGGATTAAACTTGTCTTGCTGATCCCTGTATTGCTCCAACTGCCCAGTGAAATGCTTTTGGAAATTTGCCAAATCCTCATCAGAGGGAGCAGTAGAGAACCAAGTCTTGTAAAGACTGGTTAGTTCACTGTCTAGCTGTGCAGGATCAAGAGCCTCTAAACCCGGTTTGGCAGCATCTGAATCAGCTAAATTATCGACCCATGCAAGAACCTCTCGGTCATACTGCATCTCAGAAGTCGGGTTATTAACCCACGATTTGAAAGGTGTAAGAAGAGCATCCTTCTGTTTTTTCTCTGCTGTAGTTAATGAATTAGGAGCATTGAAAATTTTGTTTGCTAAAAAAGGATTAACAGAAGCAACATAAGCCATAAGTTCGTCATCGTTATATTTCAACAAATTACTTTTAATATCTTCGGCTGCATTACCAAGACTGGTTTTACGGCTACCAACATCGAGAGTCTCATCAAAAGTCTCTTTTGTCACCATCATCAAAAGCTCCCAAGGTACACCTTCAGCAGAACCAACCCTCATGGCGTTTGTAACATCTTGTTCTTTTGCTGAAAAGATTGACACTGCTGTGTCAACTTCTGATTGCTTCACGACTATACTCTTGCCATTACTCGACCTGATTGTATAAGAACCTTCTACACTGTCTGGGAAAATTGTCCCATACATTGCTTCAAGACCACCACGAGTAAGACCAGCAAATGAATCAGGGTCATCAATCATTTCTGTAGCTTTAGCTACATCCTTAAATGACTCCGCACTCTTGAACTGAGCTAATAAATCATCCAGTCCTTCATTCTTGAGATACTCTTTCACGCCATCGACAATACGAGTCCTAGCATCATTGTCTACCCAAGTCCACCCTCCTGCAGTTCCTTTTACAATTAAACCCATTGCTCGTAATTGTTGTTCCCAAGCTGAAGGAATAGTCTCATCCACAACCTGAAGCTCTGAACCACCTTCGGAAGATCTCACGCCTTTTGGTGTTTCCTGTTCATCTTTGTTTAGTGTTTCAACACGCTCAACTATATCTACTCGGAGATTGGTCAGTTCGTCTTGATTCTGTCCAGTTTTTTGTAACTGATCCCAGTAAGTTAAAAGATCTGTCGCAGATTCAATTTCGGTAAAGATCTTTTGTATTTGAAGTTCAACATTAGCGTCATCATACGGTTGACCAGTATCGTCCGTAAAGGTCACTTCACTACGAAGAATATCCTCTATTGCACTTCTTATCTCTTCTTCTGTCATACCAACTCTGTTTCTATTGGACCCCACTTGGATCTAAGTAATGATCTCCACTTTAATTTAATGTAGTTGTCATCTTTCGCCCAAGAAGTGGCTTGTTTTAACATGTAATAAATCTCATCAACAGGCACATATTCGATCCCTCCATACCTTTTCTCAAGCATGTCGCCGTACTTCAATAGATAGCCAACCTTCTCATCACGAGTTACAGGCGTAGTTGTAGCTTCATTTTCTGCTACGAACGCATCGTGAACCATTTTAAGTCCTGCTATCTCCTGTTGTTTCATAACACTATTAGAAATGACATCTGCATAAGCCTCAGCATAAGCAGGGAAATCTTCCCTGATTTGAGCTTCTTCTTCCTTTAGATAAGTGTTCCAACTACCGGCTGCTTTCTTACGAATATCTTTAATACCATCTGTGAAACCTTCCCTTTTCATCATCCTGTCCACTCTGGCACGAAGTTCTGATCTTGCTTCAAAACCTGCTTGAACTTCAGCAGTGGTTGTCATGTGGGTGTCTCCTAAAATTACACGACCCTGCTCTTTTACTTGTTGTAACATGTGAGTTATGTCATTAAACACAGGAGCTAAACGCTTATAGGTTGACTCTAAGGCAACCATGTCTTTGTCATCCCTAATGTCATGCCCTTGAGGTAGGAACACGTTGAAAATAGGATCAATGTCTAAATTCGCTGCACTGCCACCTATAAAGTTGATAAACGGACGGTTAGCACCACCGAACTCACCCATAGTTGCACCAAAGGCAAAAGGATTCAACCTGTAGAGTTTAGTCATTATTGGCATGTAATCTGCCCACATATCATTCAGGTCGTATTCTTCGTTGAGAATCTCGTAGGTTTTTACAGCATCGTGAAGCATCGCTGCCCTAGACCAGTCCTGAGATAAGAACTTGGCTGCATGGGAGAAGATTTTCTTAGTGAAAGAGAAGGGGAAGAACACGGCATTTATGTTCATTTCCAGCCCAGAACGAGGTTGCACACCATAAGTGAAAGCCTTACGAGCAATATCGTAAGCCTTCTGAGGTTCAAGACCATGTAAACGAGTTAAATCCGCATACATGGAAGCCATCCATTCTTGAGTATTAAAACCTAAAATACCTATCTGACGGAAGCGAGCAGTACCAGCCTCAAGAGCTTCGTAATCGAAATCGTGACGGCGTTTACCAATAGCGGAAAATTCATTAACTACAGTGTCCCACTGAGAGTCAACTACTTCCGATGCTCTCTTGGTGGTTGAATCCCACTTGTCAGGATCTAAATTCCTAGCTTTCATTTGTTCTGCGGTCAAATACTCCGCTGGTTCTGTCGATCTAAGGTTAGGGTTATGGAAAACCTCTATTTGTTTTGTCCTGCTACCTCTACGACTACCAGTGAGTTCTTTCAACTTGTCTTTCTTCCATCTGCTGGGAGAGATGTTGAACCTTAAACCACCACGAGCAATCACCTCTTCAGGTAGGTCACCTATCTGGCTTAAAACCATTCCTTCTGTATACCTTGAAGCATCAAAGATAGGCGACAAGGAGAACCTGAAATAGTCTCTTGCAGTGGCAGCAGAATCAGCTATATATGCCCAATGTTTATATCTAGCTGAGTCATCAACCTTTTGAATCATAGGCTTAATCCACCTGCCGACTTCATCGGCATTTCCACCAGTTTTCCTAAGAAGCCATCTCATCATTTTTCCAGATAGCATCCTTCCACCTAAAGTAGAACCTACTGCTACGGCAAAGTTCTGAAATGTCGAACGGTCTACATCTTTATTGATCTCATCATGTCTCAATATAACCGCACCAGAAATTGCTCCAGTGCCTATTCCCCTGCCAAGGAATCTAGGTATCGCCTTAACTGTTCGTTTTATACCACTCATCTGTTGCCAGCCTTCAACAGGGACAGAGCCAAACGTCCTTAAGACACCTGTCAACTGGTTATTTGACTGAATCTTGTCAAACATGTTAGTGAACCTGCCTCGTATCTGAGGACCAACAACACGAGACTCTTTCAAGGCATTATAGATTCTGCCCATCTCTTTATCTGTATAACCCAAATCACTCAGCTTTTCCGTTGTCTGTCTCCAGATACTGGGACTCCTAACCAAATCTGCAGGTGCCGCTGGAGTGAAAGAAGATTGAACATTTATGTTCATTCTTCTTACAGAGATTTTTGACATGTTTCGTTTTCCATGCTGAAGTTGAATCATGTCATTGCCAATTTCGTGAACAACATCTTGCAGGTGATCCATCAATTTGTTCAAATCTGCACTCGCTATACCATCAGCACTTTTCTGGTAATTTTTACCACTATCAGTTACGTCATACAAAGCTCTCTGTAAAGCGTTCTTATAGGTAGTTCTGTACATGGCGGTAGCTGCATCAGGTTGCCATCTGTTAGTTGACCTGTATAAACCACGAGCAGATTTAATTGCACCTGCTTCTAGTTTGCGAGCAACACCGGCAAGTCCAACGGTTCCTAGTGAGTTGGTATACTTTGCTTTATTAACAATGTCCTCAAACTCCACTGAAAGTTTCAGTAGATCGCTAGGGGCTGCGAACTCTACGCCATGAACAAGTTTATAGCCAGCTTGTTCTAATTTGGCTGCTAAAGCAGGAGGGATAGTGTCTACGTCAACTTCGGTAGCTGTGTAGGCAACTTGTCTCACTAAGCCTTTAACCTTCATATCTAAAGGTAAAGAGGAATGAATCCCATGAACATTAGACCAATGTGATGACTTGTTGATCTCTGTGAGTCTTGTTTTAGCATGTTTGGCTATTTCATCAAACCCAAAGATGTCATTCTTTTTAGCATAATTGAATAATCTGCGATACCTTCTAGCCTGATTCGCTGTAGCACCTAGATCTGTTAAGGCGGCTTCGAGTTGCTTGAGATTCACATTCTCTAAAACGTCCATCCTAGAGGGGAACTTTTTCCCACTTAATTTTACTTCCAGCTTAGAAAGAAACCTTCTTTCTTCTGGTAAGGCGTAGCTTCCGCTCATCCTACGCATGGTATTCCTTATGAGGTTTAGTCGTTTTATGACCGCTATCTCGACACGCTTGGTTTGTGCTGTAGGCGTAGCGGTTCTTGCAACTGTAAACCTGCCGTTGGGATTGAAAGGCTTATTGAAAACATCGAAATAACCCTTCTGAGCAAAATCAAGAAATTCTTGATCGTCTAAAACATCACTGATACTGGTGGTGAAAACTGTTTCAGGGTCTGGTCTGCCATAAATCTGATGAGGACTTGATTTCGGTCCTTTCAAACTAGCCGTCTGACCCTTTAGAGGCATCCCTGTTTCTGGATTGACAGGTATTCTAGCTGTTGCTTCATCTAAACCACCAGCTAGATAGATTGACCCTATCTCATCCATATTGTCAACGAAGTCATCCCACCTACCCATAGATTCCAAATGGATAGCTATTGACTCGGACAGCTTACCCGGCTCGGTCAGGTAACGTGCTAAAAGGTCTTGAAAAGCACCTTCTCTTTTACCATTATGAACACTCATAAGCCTTCTAAGAGCTTCTTGCCGTCTAGTGTTGCCAACAAGACTTTCAGTTATTTCTTCTACTAGCTTGGCAGCCTGTTTAGCGTTCTTCGCTCTCGACCAAGCCATGACATGAATGATGCCCTCAATGTCATCTTCATCTATATATCTAAGTTGATTGATTACATTATTACGAGCTATATGAAAACTGTGATCGAACCTTGAAGCACCTTCTGAAAAAAGCTCACCTGTTTTAGTAACTTTACTTAATGCCGCTGCTTGGTCGTCAATCGCTGAAATGGTCGCTATCCAAGTCGTGAAAGCGCCCATCTTCTGCAAATCGCCATCAGCATATTCATTGGCTAAAGCCTTAGAGACACCATGCTCTTTAACTTCTTTATTCCATTCCTTTAATCTGCTTGCCCTCATTTGCTTTATTTGTCCTTTAGACATACCTGCCTCAAGAGCCTCTTGACCTAAGCCTTGGCTTATCTGGAACTCGTGTGCTTTTCTAAACTCATCAGAATAGAAGGAGTTCTTGCCTACCTTTTCAAACTTATTGACCCACCCGAAAGGTTTTTTGATCTGCCCCGGCTGAAGGATAGCTGTAGGGGTAAATAATGCTTCACCCATTCCCCAGACGAGTGGGTTGCGCCTCATCTCCTCTGTGAAATTCTTTACAGTTTCCTGACCCGGCAACAACTCAGGGTTGTAGCCGAAAGCCTGTTCCACCCTATTGACAAAACCTAGTTGCATACCTTTTTGAACAGACTTCTTGGCGAGCATTACCCCACGAAGGTTTCTCCAACCTGTCATAGATTCACCGATAATCTTGCGACCAGAGCCAATGTTCTTGCCTTGTGCAGCCAATTCCGCTGCACGATCTACACCGGGGAATATCCTTCCAGCTATTAGTCCACCTTGCGACATTTTATTTATATCAGTAGCGATGTCACCTGACATTCCTGCCACACGACCTGCACGAGTACCAGCAATATAGTTTCTTACACGGTTTGCCTTTACAGCCCCATGAGCTAAATTGAAACCATTAACACCTTTAGTCGCTAACATCGTAGCTCTTGAGAAAGCCACCACTTCTCCAACACCTGTAAACAGCAAAGCTGTGTTAATGACAGGCATTAAAAGATCATCAACTGGACCCAACACTCTCCACATGTCTTTGGTGAACTTAATGGGGTTGAAATAGGAGCCCCAGCTTTCACCATCTTTTTTTACCCAAGCATCCTTAATGCCCTTAAGGGCATCGCCTCGTTTCCACTTTTCCCATTCTTTGTCTATCTGTTCAGCGTCCCACCAGAAACCCATACCTACGGCAGCGGACATTAAACCTGTAGGTGACAGCCAATCGTCAAAGGTTTGGAAAAGTTGTCCCATTGAAGCGCCCGGTGCAGCACTATTGCCTTTCATGCGTCTATTGAAATCATCTTGAGACATCTGCCATGCAACACGGTTGTAAGCAGGGTCCCACCTGTTGTCCATCTCCACATCATTCTGGTTGAGATACCCCATTCTGATGGCTCGCTTCTTCCAGTCAATAACAGCTTGAGAGCCTGTAAGGTCAGTCGGAGCTTTCAAATTGGCGGTAGCTCTGGTGAACATTCTTATTTTCTGTTCAGCACTGTAACCATTGTCTTTGTTTATTTTTGGTGGAGGTGTAGGAGTAGGTATTGGTGCTTGGGCTACCTCATAAGACATATTAGTGGTACTTAAAGGTAGGGTAAGATCCTGAGACAGTCCACCTAAAAACTCAACAGTCGCATTAGGTGTCATACCAGAATTGGCAGCCAAGTCCAGCTTCACCATGTCAGGTAAACCAGGCATGGAACCAGTTGCCTCAAAGTTTCTGATAGCTCTTAAATTCAGGTCAATATCTCGCATCTCGGTCATGTTTGTTCCGTAAGTGTTCGTTTTCTTGTATTCGTTCTTCCCATGAAGTGGTTGTAATCATCTACTATGAAAGGATCCACTCCGGGTGATGAAGGAGGCAATCTGACTCCATCTTTATCAATTTCATATACCCCACTTTCTCGTGGTGGAAGAGATGGATCCTCAACCCATTCAAAAGGCATTTCGGCACCTTTTCTGGTTATTGTAATGATCCTTTCCGGGCTTTGGTCTTGCTTTGCAATGGCTCGTAAGCGTGTAACAGCTTCTTGCCCTCCTGTCACATCTGCCCCTGTTCCTGTAAAAGCAAGTAATGGTACACCTTGACCTTCAGGTGGGATGTATAAATATATTCGTGTAGGTGCTATGGAGCGAAATTCGGCTGGGGCATCTGGGGCAGGCTTGTACCTCACATCAAAAAGATCTTTGTGAGCGCCATCTAAAAAATCTCCACCTTCATGGTTTAAGACTTTGGCAACCCCTTGCCACCAAACCTCGCCATTTTGTTTCGAGAAGCCTGTAGAACCTTTCCCTGCTTGATGGACTTTTGTTTCAGAATCACCAAAATACTGGTACATGCCATCTTCAGCGACATAAGCAACTTCTGTATTAGGACTATTCACATCCCCATCTTTCGACATGTGGATCAGCTTTGATGCTGCCTCATCTTCAAAATGATGTTCAAAAACTGCTTTAGTTCCTACAGGAGCTTCATCTGCACCATAGGTGTAAGCAGAAATATCTAAAATCTCTTCATTGTAAATGCCATCTATACGCCTACCCTTGTCGGAGCCTGTCATATAACCAGCCTCTTGAGCCAGTACCTTATTACTCCAGTATTTCTTGTCTAAAATAATCGCTCTTTGGTCTATGAAGTCACCTGTATAACTTTGACCGTGACGGAGGGCTTTCCATGCTTTAGCTTCATTCTCTGGTGAGAAAACCAGCCAAGCGTTTTGACCAACAGTTTCTGAGTGCATGGCTCCTCTAGCTCCCTCAGAATACATCTGACCGTGCTTAAGGTAGGCAACATACTCTCCGTGTCTAGTGAAAGAGTTGCCTAAAGCTGAGTGACCAAAATAATCATGGACAAATCTAAACTTGTCATTCTGTGCATTTGTTAAAAGAGGATGTCCACCAGTGGATTCTGTTGACAGAATCTTAAGTCTTTTATTGTCACGAATATCTGCAGCCATTTCCATCGGAGAGGCATACGGATTTGTGTCAACAACTTCCATTCGGACTCCTGCTTGTTCAGTTATCCATTGAAACTGAGCATCAGTTTCAATAATGAAATTGCCATACTGTGATGCTGTTTCTGCTTCAAGTTTTTTAGTCGTCCGTTTAGTGGCATATTCTTTAGCTATTTTGACCATTGTTTTACGATCAGAGACTGCAAATTTTGGATCTATCTTTCGACCCTGTAATTCAGTGAGGGAAGTCCCTCCTCCTGCATCTATGAACTCTATTTCTCGTTTAATTCCACGAGGTATAATTTTAAGACCATACTCTCTGGCATAATGACGGACATATTCACTGGAAACAGTGTTTATACCTTGAACGGAGAGATCTCCATTATGAGGGGTTGGTTCATGTAGGATATGCCACGCTCTAGAAAGACTGTCTGGATCTTCAAAAGTTAAAGCAATTTGGACTCTAGGCTCCTCGTGAAGCTCTAGAGTTAAATTGCCACGATTGACACCCTGAGCCTCAAACTCTTCAACAGACCAATACTCTTCTCCTGTTATCCTGTCTCTCCAAACTTTTGATTGCCCTATGTGAGGTTCCTCAAGGGTGAGTTTGTGTGGAATGCCAGCTTCTTCCAACAGTAATGAAATCTGCTGGTGTTGTTGAACGGCATCGGAGGATTGAGTAGTTGAAATTACGATATGTCTGCCATCTTCAAAAGCCCAAGATCTATGGTTGGTAGTCATTTTTCTGAAACCTGTTGAGGCTTCCCTGGCATCTACAGTTGTTGATTCAGCAATTCTTATGGCGGTAGATTCGGTGTCAGCTACCCTCATTGGAACCTTTAATCTCACATGTTGACCTTGTGAATTGCCACCTACTGAAGAGTAGGTTCCACGATTCCTTCCCTTGCTTTTTTTACCTGTTAAGGGAGATACTATTTCCACACCACCATCTGCTCTGGCAGCAACTACTAGAGTTCCCGATCCCTTTCTAGTCGATGGAGCGTTCAAAAGTTCATGTAGGACTTGTTTAGGCGCTGAAGTTCTAGGAGGATGAGCCCTGAAACCTAGTTTATTTGGAGCAGGGTTTTGAAGCATATTCAATAAGTTGTCATTGTAAATTCTTGCTGGTCCTTGACCTTTAACCCAAGTATTTGAAAATTCTTCAATAACTTCAACATGGTATATTACCTGTCCAGCACCATCTCTAGGAGCAGAAATGATGTCCTTTCCTTTCCCTGCACCAAAATCATGGTCGCCTTTGACTTGAACAGTTCTTCTTCTTAAAGGTTTTAAGATTCTTGGATCTAAAATCATATAAGAAATTTGACCCTCACCTTCTACAGCATTGATATAAGGAACAGAATCATAACCCTGCGCTCGTAAACTATCTTTCGCTTTTTTACCAACAGTGTCCATTACCCAAAGTTCTGTTCTGTCTTTTCCTATTCTTTCATCCAGTATCTTGCCATCTGGAAAATAAGGTTTTTGAGGGCGAACTTCATATTCCTGTACAGGGATAGACTTATTTGGATGGACTTGCGCTCTCATCATGGCAGACTCTAAAGTCCCCATGTGTAGATATTCACGCTCTACTTCAATTTTGCCACCCTTAGCAGAATGATAAAAAATTCCACCCTCTTTAGCCTGTCTTAGATTACCTGTGCCTGTGATAGCCCAAGAGGGAGATAGGTTCTGATCCAATTTCTGATTGAATACTTGATTTATTAAACCTCGCAACATGGGACCAGTTATTGTTTTTGTGCCTGAACCAGTAGCCACTTCACCTAATGACGCACCAGCTATCTCAAGCGCCCTTTCAACGAGGTTGTCAACTGTCTTATTCTGACCAGAGACAGTGAAACCTGCTGATGCAGATAAAGTGTGGTCAATAAGACCCGGTACGCCAGAGCTTGTCACCACTAAGGAACCTTCCCCTAGCGAACCTCTAACTTCTTGATCGAAAAACTCAACTATATTCTGAGAAAAATGAGTCAACATGGAAGATTCATTCACCTCAGAAGCATTAACTATACGTTTGAAAGTGGCTTCTTCTGTCAACTGTGTTAAAGAAACACCATCGTGATCCAACACTTGTATAAATACTTTAGAATTAGGACCATCTAAAAGTATTTGATCTAGACCAAAACGAATATCATCAAAAGCAAAATGAGGGTGAACTGTTCCTTCTGTTAGGTGAGCCATCTCAACTATTGCATCATGTAAGAAAATTACCTCTTCTCCTGCAAGAAGCTCATCCCCTTTAATAAACTTTTCCCACATAGGGATCACATTTTGTTGGGTTTCCCCAACAGAGAGTTTATTTGTTTTAACTAGGTAATCCATTTTCGCCGTTTCGTAAGCTACTGCTGACACTCTGACTTGATCTGGTGTTAATTCCAAAGAATTGACACTCTGTCTGTAGCTGGGAATCCTTTCAATCAAATTTGACCCTAATGTGTCAAGAAAGCCGATTGCTTGGTCTCCGTTGTTTAACCTTTTCTCACCTTGTAGCCCTGTTCGTATATGATCGAAAGTTCTGGCTCTATCCATAGGTTGAGCTTCAAAATCTTTTGATTGTAAAACCTGTAATACTTTTCTACCTCGACTATCTCCTAGAGTCGCAAGCAGGGATTGAGCCTTGACAGGCTCATCTATTACACCTGACAAGTGAGAAAGAGTGTCGCCAAAGAGGTGACGGCTTGAAACAGGTAACGATGATGCTGCCCTAGCGCTTTGTAAAGCACGATTGGTTTTTACTGCTGCACCTGCTGAAGCTGCCAAAGGCACAAGACCAATGACACCCATAACTCCCATTGCTTTGGTAAATGTGTCAGCATCTGGATCATCCCAAATGTTGAGGGCATCTCTAGTCCCTAGAGCATCTCCTATTATGGGAGTGAAGTAGGCACTTGATGTACCTACATCCAATAAGGAACTAAAAACGTCTTTTACTGAATAGCCATCTTGTCCTCGTTGTTGAGCTTGGTTGGCTACAAAGGAGCCGGGTAGCATGTTTCCCAGAAGTTCTGCCCCACCTTCTAAAACACCTTTTTGTTTTATGGGGTCGAGTATCGAAGGTTGAACTTGTTCTTCTTCAGGCTCTACTAGCAGTTCTTCTTCCGCCATAGACATATCTATCTACCTGCTTCACGGAGAAATTCTAAAACCTCTTTAGCCCATTCTTTTGTTTCTTCTGATATTTCATCATGGGTCGAAAGAGCTTCCAGTACAGCCATCCTTTGTTGATTAGCAGCGACAGCTTTAGGAGGTAGGGGTGCTGGAGCCGGTGCTGGTGCTTGATTAAGGGGAACATCTGGTCTTTGTGTCGGTGCCATAAGCACATTAGGAACTTCCGAAGGTCCACCTGTGGGTCTGCCCATAGTTTGTGGCGGTCTCATGCCGGAAGTAGGGGCTGGAGCTACCGCTCCAGTCCCCTCAACTCCCGGTATGCCCATCGGAGGTAAAGATTGTTTCAAGCGAGCCAGATCCGCTTTCTCTCCGTATGCACCTGATTCAGGCTTATTTACAGAGACATCCGATGTGGGAGTTTTTTCTATTTCGTCTGTAGGCATTATTGACAACTTTCACAAGACTCAGGATTTTCTAAATCACAGGAGGCTTCAATCGTTTCTTCATCTTGAAAAGGATCTTGAAACGTCATCCAGTCACCTGTGTTCCTAACATTCCACCCTCACCTGCAGGCATTCCTATACGTGCTAGTAATTCAGCGCCACCGGGAGGTGGTGGAGCAGGCATTCCTTCAGGTGGAGGTGGTCCAGCGCCAACTTCCGTTGGTGGACCTAAACCTGTTTCTATCATGTTCTGTTGTTGGGCGTTTGCTGCTTCCTGTTCTGGCAGTACGACATACTTTTCAAATATGTCAAAGAGATCTTCGCCTTTTTCTCTGGATCGAGCTATCTCTATTAACGCTTCATTCGGAATGGTTCCGGCTTCCAACCCCTGTAGTAGTTTAGCCAACGCCATCCCTCGAAATTTTTCGACATCCAAGCGTGAACGCTCACGACCAACATCAGTGAGTCCATCAATGTTCTCCTGTACAAATTCTTTAGATACAAATTCCGCTTGAGAATACTGAATGTGTAGAACAGCGGACTGGGCAGGATCACGACCTAAACCTAGTCCATATTCTACTCGTAGTAAATTTTTGGTATCTATATCAGTTTTTGGATTGTATTCAGTTAGGAACTCTTGATTTCTCAGAATCCCAGAAGCGGTCTTTGATCTAGGGAAATATGCTTTGTCTACTTCTAAAGCGATACGTAAAGCACGTTCCATTTGTCTTTGAAGAATCTGATGGTATGTTCTGATGGCTGTATTCATCATTCCAGCAGAGGCTTCTAGGAATTTAGCTGAAGCTATCGACTGGTCAATTTCACCGGGTCGTGACTTAGGGTATCTACCACCTAAATGTATACCATCAATCAGTTGCATTAAGTCTTGTTGAACATTGAGTGAGCTAACGGCAGGAGGTACACGACCAATAGCACCCTGCGGTCCTAACTCTATAAACGAACCACCACCATAAGGCATTTCACCAATAAGGTCTTTAACAAAGATGTCAGAGTAAACAGCTTGGTCGGCATAATCAAGAATGAGTCCCATTAAGCGAATATGTGCTTCAAGAAGTCCTACTACCTGATCGAATTGTCCTCTAATCTCACCATCGAGTGAAATACGAGAACCTATAACAACTGGGCAAATACCTATCTTATTTTCGATTCTTTCCAATAAAACAGGATATGGCACATCAGAACCCGACTTATAGCGCACAAGTCCAGATGTTGAAGCCTGATAAAGCCCTGCCAACACATATTCGTCCTCATCGTAGTATTCAACAAGGACAACCTTCGCATTTTCGTCTGGATCGTCTATTTCTGAGTGGTCAGCGACTGCTGAACGTAAAACATCTTGATATTCGGGAGGTAACTGTGAAAAGAACACCTCACGAGTAAACATACACTTATGAACTTCATCACCGGGTCTAAAACCCGGTTCTGGGTAACACTGTCTAGGGTCACGCCGTTCAATAAGTGGTATTTCTTGGTCGAAATCTGGACTGATAGTCCAAACAGACATACCATAAGCTGCCTTGTCCATCACAGAGCGAGGGATAAGTAAATCCATTTTGTTTATATCCATGTATGAAACAGCTACCTGTTCCATTGTTCTCGCCGTTTTCTTGGATTGCTGATTAGGGCGTTCTGGTTGAACTCGAACTGTCGGCACAAGAGAAGCCGATTCTGCCGTATCCTCTAAAGCAACCTGAATAAGGTTAGGTGACCTAGAGTCAACACTTTCTTCATCAGGATCAAAAACATCGAAATCTCCACGAACCACACGGTCAATGGTTTCCATTCGTACATCTCTGTCGTATTGCCTACTACGCCAACTGGCGTACATCGCTGATAGACGATCTATCTCTAACATTATCTAGAAGTCGTTTCTGCTATGGACAAAAGTGTCTCTTCTACTCTGCTCATACTCCTGCCTGTTCGTACCTCAAAAGCCTTAGCTCTCACTTCATCCTCTGTCGCTTCTTTAGGCATAGTGAAGTACACCGGCTTGTCATCTATTAAAGTGCCACACACGATTTCATCGTCTGCAGCGGTTTCTGACGCACGTTGAAATGCTTTTTTATTTCGGAAAGTTTTCAACATAGGTCTCGATCACCTACCCGAAGGGTGTCACTTACTCCTCTTCAGGAGACCATATTTTTGGGTCTATGTTAAATGGCTGAGGTCCATCCTCAACATCGTACTCTTCTACTTCACCATGCGGTTGAGCTTGACCTACAGTTTGTCGCCTGTAACCCCACTGCCCACGAGTCATGTGACCGGGTCTCTGGTCACGAGGGGCTATACGCCGAACCTCCTGAGCTTGGAAATCTATAACTCTCCGATTCTTCTTAATACGGTTAGGTACGTGCATTCGTTCATGGAACATTGGTAAATGAGCCCTGTTCATCAAAGTACGTGCGCCAAGATCAGCAAACCATAATGACATAACTCTGTCAGAAACAGCACCCATCGGGAAAGCAATCAATTCCTCCATTAGAGGTTGGAACTGTTGCTGGGTAGGCGCATTAGCCCAAGGGATACTAAACAAACCAGTTTCCATTATTGGAGCTAACGACTCAACACCAAACTGGGGGTCCCACTTATTACCGTGAGTATGATGAGGTACTACCCTCACTCCACGTTTAGCTAAATGTTGAACTAGCTCCATGTCATATTGCACTATCTGAGACTGAACACCATTAGATTCCACCCTCCACTCATACAGTGGATACCTGTCTGTCCATTCTAGAATCTGATCTTTCATCTGGGGAGCCTTCATGGACTTAACTGCAATAGAGTCCACTAAATAGCGTTTACCTGTAGCTGGGTCTAAACCGACCAAACTAAAAGCTGTAAAACCCGAACCTTTATTAGCCCCTGCTGGGTCCAAACCAGCGAAAAGTCTCCAGCCATCCTGATAATGACCCCTCACACGAGAAGTGTCCTTACACATATCCAGCATGTCTTGAGTGAAAGAAGCTCCTGCACCGGGAATGTCAACCTGCTGGTAAACCAACTGGAAGTCAGCAGGACGCATTTCAGAACGGTGAATCAATGCCTGTGAGTAAGGGAAATGCTCACCCCACAGAGTTGTCTCCGTTTCATCATCCATAATACACGGATACCTCAAAACCTTATATCCCGGACGAGTACCCAACTGAGAGTAAACATCACCAGCCGTAACACGAGTACCAATCCAAATAGCACGACCAGTCTTACCGATACGAGACAAAGCCTCCTTATCGAACCACTCCATCATTCCAGCAACCCGATCAGGGTTGCGCTGGTTGTCCAAAGTAGCAACGTCATCAAACTTAATTACATCGGCTCGCCTACCATAAATCTGCTGACCGACACCCAACACAGCTACAGTTGGATCTTTCTCTGCAGTAGTCCTACCAGCAACATAAATGTTCTCAGATGACCAGACAGACTGTCCATCAGGACGGAATGGACCCCAATCATCAATCAGATTAGGACCGTCTGCATATAATTCAGGATTAGACAGCATCTCGTGAATAGAGTGCATAAAGGTTCTAGCAAAAGGCAAAGACTTGGAAACAAGCAAAGTACGCAAATTAGGATCACGGCAAATGTCATACACGGTATGCCAAACAGTCACCAACGTAGATTTAGAATGGTACGGAGGCATGTTAATCAAAACCCTCCGATAGTCCCCAGTAACAGCCTCAGCTATATCATGGTGGAACTGTGGAGTCTCATGGTGAACACCGCAATCAGGACAAGACCAGTTTTGCAGGTAATGGTCACAGAACTCAGCGAAAGTCCCCACACGGCGTTTCTCGTTCAGACCCAGCGGTCCAACCTTGGCTTGTTCTTTGGCTTCCTCTACACGCACGGCACGAGCTTCACGCTCGATGCCGAGCCTCTTGGAGAGGTGCTGGCGTGAGATGCCGAACTCAACTGCGGCATCGGATTGTGTCCAGCCTTCGTTTAAGACTTTGGCTATCGCCGCTTTATACAGTCTGTCTTTAGACCATGTTTCGTATTTCTTTAGTCTCGGTTTAGCCATCTATTTACTCCCCGACCATAGTAGACTATGTTTGGGTATAGTATGAGAATGCTCGGCTTCGACAGTGATGCCAGACACCGAGTACAAGTTCAGAACCGGCACTCCGAACCCCGAACCACTGGCAGGTTGATCGGGAGGAGAACTTCACCAAAACTGGTCATTAGAAACTATTAGCAATGTGAGTGACGACAACTCTTTGAAAAGGTCGGGGAAGTATCGGGAGGGGGGAATAAGTCTATTGTCCTAGTCCTAGTCTAAGGGGAGAAACAGAGACAAGAATCAGACAGGTGCCACTGGCACCTTAACGACAGGATCTATAGTCGTTTTGTCGTTAGCAATCTGGGAAGCCTTTCCCCTGCCCCTTGTAGTCGGATTTTATGCACCCCCATTCGATTGACACGTTTGGTCAAGACTTTTCCCAGTGTTTGCTTGTAATTTGAAGTGTTTTGACTCTGCAAGCTCCGAGTTCTTCCTAGCAGTGACTAAGAGTCATCCGATCTGGATTATTTTGACAGGATCTGGTCAAAAAAAGATAAAGCCAACGAGTCTCTTATGGGATGTAGCGACCAGAAGATATTTGTCTGTTTTTGTCCCTGTGTGGTCTTGGTCTTGGTTTGGTCTTTTTCCTTTTTGACTGGTTTATGTCATGCTTTTTGGGGATTTCTTGAAAATTCTTTTTGGTTGTATAACCGCAGGTCAGAGGGTGTTTCTGCTCTCTCTTGTCGACAAATGTTGACGAATGACTTGCGATGTCTACTTAGAGGCACTAGCTTTGTATTTGTTGCAGAGATCCCATCGGCAGAGATGGACACTCTTAGACGAAGCTAAGGCTTAGGTTGGGGCAACCGATCCGCACCAGAGGAAATGGTGAGACTAGGAAAAACCTTAGAGCCATTCTTGCTCGGTTTTTCTGGCTAATTTGAACAGCAGTGATTTTGCCCTGTTGTGATTAAATTCCTCCTCCTCAGTCAGTGCCTGATGTCGGCACTCTGAAGATGACCATGACAGGTCGAAACTCGAGGAGGTTTCAAATGATAGATCTAATTCACTGCCACGAAATCGTGGCTTTTATCTTTTACAGCTTGGTAATCATTGCATGTACTTTGGTACCTGCTTGGTTGGCACATAAGCTCGGCTAAATGGTTCTTTCCCAGTTCGATTCTGG